CGCGCGTCCCACCCGTCAACGCAACGCCGAAGCTGCGATGAACCGCCTGTCCCAGACCGGGAAGGTGGACGACGCGCTCGCGGTGCTGCGCGCCATGCGAGGAGCCTAGAGCTCAAATGACCGCCCCGACCAACACCATCACCTCCGCCACGCCCCAGGTGGGCATGCGGGAAGACCTGGAGAACGTGATCTACCGGGTTGCTCCGGAAGAGACGCCGTTCACCCAGGCGATCGGCACCGACAAGGCGACCAACATTCTGCACGAGTGGCAGACCGAGGCGCTGGCCAACCCGAACCCGAATAACGCCAAACTGGAAGGCGACGACGTCTCCGCGCTGGACGCGGGCAACCTGCCGACCCGGATCGGCAACTACTGCCAGATCTTCGAGAAGACCGGCGGCGTGTCGCGCACCCAGCAGAAGGTGAAGCTCGCCGGCCGCGCCGACGAACTCGACCGCCAGAAGATCCTCAAGGGCAAGGAGATCAAGCGCGACTTCGAAGCCCGCGCGGTCGGCAACTACGCCTCCAACGCCGAATCTGGCGCCACGCCGCGGAAGCTCGGCGGCGCTCTGGCCTGGATCACCACCAACGTCGCGCGTGGGACCGGCGGCTCGTCCGGCGGCTTCTCCTCGGGCACGGTGGCGGCGGCGACCAACGGCACCCTGCGCACCCCGACCGAAGCGCTGGTCAAGGGCGTGCTGGCCACCGCGTTCAGCAACGGCGCCCGCCCGACCCTGGGCTTCATGGGCGGCGTGACGAAGCAGGAGTTCTCCACCTTCACCGGCATCGCCGACATCCGGGTGGACACCAAGGCCGGCAAGCAGGCGACCATCATCGGCGCGGCGGACGTCTATACCGGCGACTTCAGCAACATCACGCTCGTGCCGCATCCCTACGGCCTGACGCGGGACATGCTGTTCATCGACCCGGAATATTGGGCGGTGGCCACCCTCGACGGCATCTCGACCGTCCCGCTGTCGAAGACCGGCGACAGCGACAAGTTCATGATGACGATGGAAAAGACCCTGGTTTGCCGAAACCAGCTCTCTAGCGCCGTCGTGGCCGACCTCCAATAGTCGGCGGCTGATCTTTCGGGCGGCTCTCACGGGCCGCCCGTTCATCTCGGAGCACTGCATGTCAGAAGTCCCCAACGCCTCGGCGAAGAAGCCGGCGGCGGTCGAACCCGTCACCTTCAAGCCCGGCGAGATCCCGGCCGGCCCGACGCTCCTCGAGCGCGCCGCCGCCAATCAGGAACAGAGCCGGCAGCAGAGGATCGCCGCCCTGCGCGCGGCCAAGGTCCAGCACACCACCAAGGCCGAAGAGCCGAAGGTCAGCGTGCGCGTGCTGAAGAAGGGCCACGGCCAGATCTCCATGGGCGAGCACGTCAACGGCCTGGGCGACCTGACCTACGACCATGGCGAGACGTTCGAACTCGTCCAGAGCATCGCCCTCGACCTCGAAGACCGCGGCCTGGTCGAGATCCAGTAGCCATGGCGATGGTTCCCCTCTTCACCTCGTCCGCGGGCATCGAGCACCGCATGGTCAAGACCGACGAGGGGATCGCGTTCGCGTCCGTTGCCGAGACCGATCCGGTGATTGAGCGCAACAAGGCCATGGCCACGCACAACGACGGCTACAACGGCGATCGGACGCTGCGCCGCGTCGCCTCCATTCCCCTGATCATCTGGCTCAAGTGGCTGAATGAAGAGGGATGGGACGCGTTCAAGCCGGAGAACGCCAAGAAGCTCTGCGACAAGCTGAACTCCAGCGACTATGCCCACCTGCGCACCGCGCCGGGCCGGCTGGAATACTCCAATGGGCGCTTCCGCTAATGCCGTTTGGGAGCAACGCAGAGCTGCAGGCGACCGTCGCCACCTGGGCTAAGCGCTCGGATCAGGCAGCTAACATCCCTGATTTCATCACCTGGGCGCACGAGGAGATCTGCCGCAAGCTGCGCGCGCCGATCCTCTACAACACCGCCCAGATCACGCTTGACGGGTCCGAGACGCTCCCGGCGCCAGACGACTTCCTGGCCCCCAAGCGGCTCTATCTCGACACTTCGCCGCGGCGGTTCCTGCACCTGAAGGATCTGGCCTCGCTGGTGGAGATGACGGGCAATCTGTCGCCCACCGACTTCCCGACCCACTTCGGGGTGATGGGCCGTGGCACGCTGGCGTTTGCCCCGCTCTACAACGGCTCCATCACCGGCGAGCTGCTCTACTACGCCGCGCCCCCGGCGCTGGTGAACGACACCGATACCAACGTGGTGCTGGCGGCCTACCCCTTCCTCTACCTCTACGGCGCGCTTGAGGCGCTGTTCCGGTATCTGGAAGACGACAACAACTGCGACCGCTTCGGCGCGCTCTTCGGAGCGCTCATCCAGTCGATCAACGACGAGGAGGCGGCCGACGCGATGAAGGGGCCGCTGCAAGGCGCAGCCTCGGGGTACATTGTCTGATGGCCGCGCCTGCGCTCGCAGCCGGAAAGCCCGTCACCGGCGATCAGCTGGGGCCGTGGTTCCAGGAGATCCAGTCCCGACTTTCCGCCCTTGAGACGCCCAAGCGGCCGATGCCGCTCTTTGCGACGGTGAAGAGCGCGCTCCCGCCGCCGGCCAGCTGCTTCAACTGCGCGGCGCTGCTCACCGACCTGGGCGTGGTCGCGACGTCCAATGGCGCGAACTGGCTGAACGCAGCGACCGGAGCGGTGATCGCCTAGGCGACGTGCGCCCATGACTTACGCTGGCGTACCAGCGTGATTGTTGCCGGTGAAACGCCGAGTTCTGCCGCTAGGTGCCGCCCCGGCCGCGGTGAGTTCCGGATCATTCGCACCAACTCTTCAGTAAGCTTTGACCTGGGCAACTCCGAACCGCGGTAATATCTCTGGCGCCCAAGCCTGTGCTTATCCTCGGCGTTTTCCTTCTCGGAGCCCCATCTGAGATGGGATGGATTTACGCACGCAGGGTTTGAGCAATCCCCATGCAATGCATGGTGTTTGACACTCGGCCTGGGATGGCCATTTAGAAGAAGCGCAATGTGAGTGGCGACGAACTGGAAGCCACGAAAGCTAATCGCGCCATATCCGTCGCTGTTGCGACCGCCGATCCAAGTCCAACATTCGTCTGGCTGTCCCCTCTGCACTTTCGTCCAGAAACGCTCGATGTTTTTCGGAAACAGGTCCGGGTTAAGCGGTCGAGTGCGGTTGTTCATGGTTGCTTAACCTATAGCAACCCCAAGCAATTTACGAGGTGGAACGAACTAAAATGACGTCCACTTACACGCCGAGGAACAGATTCAACAAGCAGGCGGATGGGGACAATACGAACGCGTGGGGTGATATCTGGAACTCGCAGGTTCTGGATATCCTTGACGTGGCCCTAGACGGCTGGGCCTACCTCACGCCGACGACGAACCTTACGCTCACCACGGCGAACGGAGTCAGCGATCAGGCTCGCTGTCGCGGTCTGAAGTACCAGAGCGGTTCAGCAGCCGTGACCACCACGCTTCCCGCGCTGGAAAAGCTCTATCTGGTGTGGAACGCCTCGGCGAACGCCCAGGCCATAGCCAGCTCTGGCGGCGGCGCGACAGTGACCATCCAGCCTGGCGAAGTCGTCTGGATCGCCTGCGACGCCACCAAC